CAATAAAAAATATAAAGTAACAGGTCGTTCTGAAGCAGGAATCATTAAAGATATTCTTGCTGGAAAAGTAGAATTATAAATATTAATATAAAAAATGGGAAAATCAGCAGAACACAAGAATTTAGTTGTACCCGCAGTTAATGACACTGTTGCCTTTCTATTTGTACCCAAATCAATTGTCTCTTTATTGTTATTTGGAACAGTTGAATCTTGTTTGCTCATATTTTCAATAATAGCTGTGCCTCTTTTAGTATCGGCGGATACGGTTATTGTATAGGGTATTATTGGATTTGCCATTTATGTACTCCCAAAAATTTCTATATTTGAATTTGCAACTAAAACTTTGACCTTTATTTGATTGTATCTATGTAATTGATAAGAGGGTATATTTTGTGAAAATGAACCATTTGCTGGTATGTTTTTTGGACTTTTCAATTCTTCACCATTTATATGAGTAATCTGAGCTATTTCGTCAGATTGAACTGAAATCGCTTTTGCATCGCTTGTTAAGTTAAAAAACCATATAAAAGGATTTTCAGTAGTGTCAGTTCCAGTTTTTTTAAAAAAGACTTCAACAGTATCATTAACTGCGGGTACAACTAAATTCTTGTGTTCTGCTGATTTTCCCATTTTTTATATTAATATTTATAATTCTACTTTTCCAGCAAGAATATCTTTAATGATTCCTGCTTCAGAACGACCTGTTACTTTATATTTTTTATTGCCTGAATTTTTCAAATCCTAACTTATCCGCCCTAGTTTCTAGTTCTTCTTGGGTTGGAACATTATCTTCTTCTTCCCTAACTTCAGGAACTTTTTTTTCCTTTCCCTCCCAGATTATAAACTTATATTGTTTGACATCACTTTCTTTCAATCCAATCATTTCGGGAGTGTACCATGTTCCACCTGTAAGTCTGCTTCCGCCTAATGGAACTACATTTCTTGGGCTAGTCCCCACCATAAATCTTCCTGGAGACATTTTAATACCTACCTTTTGCCCAGACTCTGTATTCGTCAGTTGTTGTTGAAACTACTGCAGTCATAACTCCTGCAGAGACACTTGCTCCGAAAGATTTATCTGCCGTAGTTTGATTAACTCCCCCCCATGAGTTTATAACTCTCAATGGAGTTGTTATTGTTTCTGCATTTGCAAGGTTCGTCAATTCATAAGTAAACATATATTCACTTCCTACTACATCTCTTTTTTGCAATGATTTAGTTGCTTCAGCCATTTATATCACCTTTTAGTTTTTTAAAAATAAAAAAATGAGCACCTTATGGTGCTGCTAGGTTATAAATCAAAACTTGTGTCCTGAATCTCTTCATAACAAGTATTCCATAAGTTTTGAAATAACCTCCTTCTTCATCTTTCCTTATGCTAGTGTCATTTCCTCTAATAGGAACGTGCTGCATATCCACGCCAGAAAGCACTCTGAATTCTATGTTATCCAGATCAAGCATATACATAGCGTTGTCTGCTGCAGATAGTGTCTTACTACCACCATCCCAAGTAATTCCGTTTTTATCCATAAATCTCGAAGCTACTATGGGAAAGCCAAGATAAGTCAAAACTTTAGTTCCGCCTTCAAGTTCAAGACTGCCCGCTCCTATTACGAACCTGCCTTGAGGCTGCAATAATTGGTTAATCTCAAACATCCTGGCTGTGCTCATAAAATAAATCCTTCGATTTCCTTTTGCACCTGCATCATCACTTAATCTGTTGCATTCATCTAAGTCTTTTAAGTCAAGTGCGTCTGTGCTTGTTGCTCCTGCAGCAACTAGACTAACATCTAACTCATCTCTGGCACTTGCTCTTGCAACTCCATGAATTGTATCTGTGTCTCCAAAAGTCGCATTGCTTCCCATCAACTGAAGCAAACCATCATAAGCATTTGCAAGTCCATTGGCACTGGTATTATCTCCTGAAATAAACACTTTTTCCTCAGTTATACTCATTTGAGTTAAAGCATCTCTTGCTTCATCTGCGATAGCGTCGTAGTAACTTTTACTTCCTGCCATCATAATTCCAGTAACGGCATAGTCAGATCTCAAAGCCAATGCTACTGCAAAGTATTGTACTTTGGTGGTTGGCTGGGGTGTTCCTGTTCCACCGTCTGAATAGAACTGAGACTTATTTGAACTTCCTAAATCCGTTCTTATATTAAACAAATAAGAAAGTTGGTCCATAGGTTTTCTTGAAATCAATGGTCTTAAATCTACATTTCTATTAACATCATCTACAATCATTCGGTCAATAACTTTCTGAATTTCAACTCCACCAATAGCTGTTCTAGCGTCTCCACCAGTTGTATTTGTGGTACTATTCAAAGCTGCTCTTACACTTAATAATGGGTCACCTAACATTTTTTATCACCTTGTTGTTTTTTTATTATTTGGGATATAATATAATCATTAACGATACTTTCTTGCAGGAATGTGTTGCATTTCTACTGCACCCAATCCTGTGAGGATTTTATTTCTTTCTTGCTCAGGTATGGCTTCCATAGTTTTATCATAGTATTCTCTATGAAGTACCAATGCCTCACCAAGACCTAACTCTCCATCCATATTAACTTTTCTTGGTGCTCCTTTCCACATATCTTCATGGTTTGGAAATTGTTTAGTTGTCTTGAATTTATCTTGAAATACCTTATGAGCATGTTCTCCATACTTTGCAGCTTCGTCATCCGCATTTAGATTAGGACTATCTGGTTTATTTTCTGGAGGTACCACTCCTAATTTATCAGTTTCCTCATTTTTCTTTTTTAACTCGTTTATTTCTTTCTGCATAACTTCTGTTCTTTCTGTCTGTTCAGCTTTTTCCTTTGTTATTATTTCTTGTTTTTTTACTTCTTCCTGTGCCTTTGTTTGTTCGTCTTTAATTACATTTAATTCTGCTTCTTTTACTTTCAAATCTTCCTTCAACTTTTCATTTTCTTTCATTTGCGTCTCACCTTCCTTAAATTCTTGTGTTGCTCTCATGGCAACTTCATATATTTGGTTTTCTGGCAAAGCTCCTCCACCAAGAAAGTCTATTCCAAATAAGTCTAAATCGTTAATTCTATCAATTCCATCTACTTCTTGAACATCAGTTGTAGCAAAATCAAAAGAAACCTGATTAATAAATCCTTCTTTCATGGATTTCCAAACTGCATCAAATTGATTTTTGTGAGCTTCATCTACTAATCTATAATGAGGATTCATTCTGGCATCTACTATGGTTCTGTCAGGATTGATTGGATCTTCGTAAATATCATTTAACTTAAATAGGGGAAGTTCAGCTACTGCGACTTGCCTCATTATTCCTTCTTTTATCTTTGGATCTACTTTTGCTTGGTCAAGAAAATGTTCTACGTTTATCTTAGCAGCAGTCTTATGCTGAAGGTCTACCATAATCTTTTTAGACTTAGCTTGCCTTCTAAGCGACTCCATTCCGTTTTTTGTGAAAATAGATTTAAGGGCTTTCTTTGATCCATCTTGCATCTGAAGAGTTCCATAATTATCTGGAATGTTTGCGTTCAAATAAGCTTTTATAATATACTCTGGTTCTTTAGATAGGCCAGTTGCTCTTATTTCAATGGGTGCTTTAAATGTAAATCTCCTCATTTTGTATGTTCTTTTTCTTCTTCTCCCTTTATTTTAATCGTCTTCTTCAGTTTCTTCGTCATCCATGTTTTTCATCTTTTTTTCCCTTTAGATTGTCTTTTAATAGATTTACCGTTTTTCTTTATATTTTTCATTCTTTCTTTTGCTGTGTGTTTTGGAATTTTAATCACCTCTTTTTTCTTTGGCCACTTGCTTTTGCTCCAAAAAATCCTCTTTGTTTTGAAGTAAGTGGTTTTCCTCTGATTTTCTTATCTGAAAGTATTTTTTTCGCTTTTGCTTTAGTAAGTTTCTTTGCCATCTTAAACGGTTGCAGCTACTTTAGCTGTTTCCAATTTTGCTCCGCCAGCTTCAGATACTCCTTTTCTGTTAATATTAGTGTCCATAGTATCTGTTTTTTGGTTTTCTCTTTGTCTGGACTCAAACATATCTTTTGCTTTTTCAGTTGGATTTATTATTTTAGCGTCAGTTGGAAGAGTGATTCCTTTATCTTTAAGATAAGTAATAACTGGATGTTCTTTGCCAGTCTCTATTTGAAGAGAAGAAAATACTTGAGCGTTTTGGAAAATACTCTTTTCTTCCATAAGACTAACTGGATTGAATTCATAGGTTAAAGTTTCGAAATTGAGTTCTGGAAGTAACTGTCTGTTCGTAATTGTAGCAACAATTTTCTGGATATTTTTTACTTTAGTCTCGAAAGGAATGACAACTGATTCAGCAGTTGAACGATTTGCTCCATCACTTATACCTAGCCATGCTTTAGGAACGCGAGTTGTCATCAGAACGTCTGTTCTTAAATATTCAAGAATATCCGTAAGTCCAGAGTTAAATTCGTATTGAAGAAGTTTAACTTCTGCTTCACCAAGACCAACTATGTCCATTCCAGGATTAGTCTTTGCCCTGATTAAGTTATCTATGAATAATCTTCGATTTTCTTTGTTTGCGTTTTTTAAGAAGTAAATCATTTTCGGATGTAAGTTTCTAAAAAGTCCTTGAAGAAAATGATTTGCGAATACTTTGGTGTTGTAGCTTTTAACAAGAGGTTCGAAAGAATTATAAGAATAAACTCTGCTCCCTATATCAAACATTTTAAAATGAATTATTTTCTTAGCAGGAAAGTCTATAAAATTCTGAGGGTTAGTTACTCCTTTAGGTTGCTGGACATATTTTTCAATGTCTCCATGCTGATCATATTTAATTGACATCTCGCTGGATTCAAGAGCATGAAGTTCTTTTACGTCTCCACTCGTTTTCCCTCTTACTATTTCAAGATATGCGTCTCCATAAATAAGCATCTGCCAAACTATGTTTTTAAGAACTGTGTCAAAATCTAAATCTTCATGCAGGACTTTTTTAGCTTTTTTTATAAGCTGTTCATTTCCTCCTATCAAATCAAAGCCGTTAAAAGTGACCATATCTACGGTTAAGTCGAGTGCAGTCCAAAGAACTGGATCAGACCTCACCATGTCTAATAAAATTTCATTAACTTGTGGTGGCTCTATTGTGTCTGCAGCACCAGTAGGACGAGAATAATCTTTAACTACACCTGAAGAAGCTCTAATATCTAATAGTTCATTATAGTTAATTACTTCCATTAAACCTCTTTAAAACTACACTGAGAACTATATTGTTTATTGCTTATATTTAAATGTATAAGTTAAAGTAGTCATATCATAACTATCTATAATTATTACGGATGTATTCTCTTGCAGTCATCCGTATTAAGGTATTTCTTGCCATTCCTTGAACTTTCGCAAGTTCCTGTAATTTTTTCATGTCGGAGGGCATAAAGTGTATATGATATAATTTCATCTTTTCTTGGTTGAAGAGTCCCATTTTAGCCGATATAATCCAGTTTAGGTATTTCTATTTTTACTCCTAGAGTTTTAAGCTGTTCTATTATTTCTGGATTTCTTTCTTTAATCCTTTCAAATTGCTTTTCTATTTCCTGTTCATTAATAGTCTGGCTCATCTGAGTCATCTGATTTTTATGTTCCTGTTGGGCTATTTCCCAATCCTTTTCAAATGATTCGAGTTCGAATTCTTTTGCTTCCTTAAATTTCTTTTGCCAGTCTTCCCTTTTATGAAATTCCATCATAGGGTTTACTATCCCGCAATGCTTTACTTCAATCTCTAAGAGGCCTTTATTGAGTTTATACCTTTTTTTCTGATAAACTAATTCCTTGTCACTAGCTTCCTGTAATTTAATTTTAGTTTTAAGAAGGTCTATATTTCCTTGATAAGTTTTTTTATTCCGTTCCAGTTCCTCTTTGAGAATTTCAATACGCCTTTCAGCTTTTTTTCTTTTTGCATAACCTTTTACCATTTAAACCACACATCCTCCGCCAACAAATCCACCAGTTGCGTATGCACTTTGGGCATAATCTGGCTGTTGCGTACAGGCTACTATAAACATCAACCCTAACAATATTAATATTATCTTTTTCATCTTAACACCTCATTATTTATAA